GAATACTTTGAGGGGATCCACACCCGCAACATCATTCTGAAAGCTCGCCAGCTCGGTTTCACAACTGAAGTGTGCATCATCCAGCTCGACGCAGCCCTGTTCGAGTCGGCTAAATGCGCGCTGATCGCCCATACGCTGAATGACGCAAAGCGCCTGTTCCGCGAAAAGGTGAAGTACGCATACGACAAGCTGCCAGCAGAGATAAAGGCGGCCAACCCGGCGAGCAATGACTCGTCTGGTGAGCTGGTCTTTAAGAAGGGGGGCTCGCTATACGTCAGCACGTCGTTTCGTGGTGGTACGCTGCGCTACCTTCACGTTTCCGAGTTTGGAAAGATATGCGCCAAGTATCCGGACAAAGCCCGTGAGATCGTCACTGGTGCGTTTGAGGCGGTATCGACTGGATGCTTCGCTACTATCGAGAGCACAGCCGAGGGCCGGGCGGGTTACTTCTTCGATTACTGCCAGACGGCAGAGAAAGCGCTGCTGCAGGGCAAATCCTTGTCCGCACTGGACTGGAAGTTTTTCTTCTTCTCCTGGTGGAAGAATCCGCAGTACGCAATCGACCCGGTGGAATCACTGCCGGTACGCCTGCTTGAGTACTTCGCTGAAATGGAAGCGAAGCACGGCGTAGTGGTCAATGAGCGCCAGAAAGCCTGGTACTACGCCAAAGAGAAAACGCTCGGCGACGACATGAAGCGCGAATACCCGACCATTCCGGCCGAGGCATTCCAGCAGTCGGTTGAGGGCGCGTATTACGCCAAACAGTTCCGCTGGCTCTACACCAACAAGCGGATCGGCCAATTGCCGGATAACTCACACCTCCCGGTGCACACGTTCTGGGATATCGGTGTGGGTGACTCCACGGCGATCTGGTTCGTTCGTGAGGTCGGCGAAGAGTTCCACATCATCGACTATTACGAAAACTCCGGCGAGGGGCTGAGGCACTACATGAAGGTGCTGAAGGACCGCGGCTATGAGTACGGTGAGCACTGGGGACCGCACGACATTGAAAACCGCGAGTTTGCTGCTGATGCGAAGTCACGCAAAGAGCTGGCGCGCGAGGGTTACGAGATTGACGGCCAGATGTATTCGATAAACTTCCGCGTTGTGCCGAAAGCCGGCATTGATACCGGCATTGAGTCGGCACGTGAAATCCTCCCGAAATGCGTATTCGATGAGGAGAAATGCTCAGAAGGTATTTCTCACCTTGAGGGCTACCGGAAGGAGTGGGACGACAAGCGCGGCTGCTGGAAAGACAAACCTCTCCATGACGCCACTTCGCACGGTGCCGATAGCTTCCGTTACTTCGCTGTGACGAAGAACAACCGCAAGCAGGTCGGCACAGTATTCTTCTAAGGAGCATCGCCAGTGAGCGAACAAGATAACGGCCTTCAACTGGCTGTGAATAACCTCGCCACTGAAATGAGGCGAGCAAATTACCTGAATGCCATCGGCATCGGTGGCGGGAACACGAAGCGCCCGACGCTTTACCAGGAATTTGGCTACCCGCGCACGATCAACTTCAACGACTTCTACAACATGTACCGCCGCAACGCCGCTGGCTTCGCTGTGGTGCATCGGCTGCTGGAAGGTTGCTGGCAGGACTATCCTGTCATTGTTGACGGTGATGAAGCGCAGGAAGCGGAGAAAACAAACGCCTGGGAAAAGAAAGTCACCAAGTTTATGAAGAAGCTGTGGCCGAAGGTGAAGGATGCCGATCGCCGCAATATGGTCGGGCGATACTCCGCGCTGCTGCTTCAGGTGAAAGACAATAAGTCATGGAACGAACCAGTAGATACCAAGCTGGTGAAATCCCTGGGCGAGTCAGCGCTGGTAAAACTTATCCCGGTATGGGAGCCGCAGTTAACTGTCTCCGAATGGGATAACGACCGTCAGTCTGAAACGTTCGGCCAGCCGAAGATGTTCAACTTCAACGAGCAGCCGGTCGGTGATGAGCCTTTTGTCGGTCCGATGCGCGGAGAACCGGTACACCCGAGCCGCGTTATCTTGTTCTGCGAAGGTTCTGAAGACGACAACGTGCTGTCCGGCATCCCGCTGCTGGAAGCCGGCTACAACAAGGGTCTCGACCTTGAGAAAGTGTCAGGTGGTGGCGCTGAAGGCTTCCTGAAGAACGCCAGTCGGCAGATCGCCGTCGAGTTCAGCAAAGAAACCGATATGAATACGCTGTCTGACCAAGCCAAAAAGGCTGGCTATGCCGATCTCGGCGAAGCGATGGGCGATAAGGTCAATAAGCTGAACCGTGGTACCGATGCGGCGGCCGTAATGCAGGCCGGTCAGATGCACGTTCTGAGCGTTACTCCCGGCGACCCGGGGCCGACATGGGAAGTCACCGCGAACGAACTGGCCGCCTCCGTGCAAATCCCGTTCACCATACTGTTCGGTCAGCAGACCGGGCGACTGGCGAGCGATGAGGATAAAACGGACTGGGCTATTCGTCGTAACACGCGGCGCAATGGCTTCCTGACAGACCGCATTACTGCGCTGCTTGAGCGCTTCTGGACGATTGGCATCATTGATCCACCAACTAAAGGCGAGGTTACAATCTCGTGGAGCGACCTCCTGGCGCCAGGCGAGAAAGAGAAGATCGAGAATGCTTCGAAACTGGCCGACATCGTGCAGAAAACATCTGGCTTCTACGGTGGCGAACCGCCATTCACTGCCAACGAGTTGCGCGAGATTGTTGGGCTCGACCCGCTGCCAGAGCCAAAAGAACCGCCTAACCCGGACGATAAGGTGACAACCGATGATCCACTGGCCGATGACACCAAAACAGACGGCAAAGGTGGGCCTGCCGATAGTTCCGCGCAGCAAGGTTGACCCGACCCGGTCGGCAAAGCAGGTAACCGCGATGTTCCGGGATATCGAGGAGCGGTATCTCGGCATTAAGCGCGCGCTGAAATCTCTGTTCGACCAGCGACTGACCGGGCGAGAGCGAGAGGTTAACAGCCACAACTGGCATTTCTTGTGCCACGACCACGGCGCGGATATACGGCTCTACCAGGTCAACGCTGGTAAGTTCATCTACGACATGTCGGCGCAGGAACTGGCTGACCTCCTCGAAGCGGTGCAGTCGATACTCGACGATTACCTGCTGGATGGTGGCGAGCAGAATCTGTGGGCGATGGATTACATTGTCGCAGAAGCGCAGCGTGGTACGTTGGAGGCGTTCAATAACCTCTCACAGCAGTCGCAGGTGTACGCCAGCCAGACGACGCTACAGCAGCTTTTAAGCAGCCCCGGCCACCTTAATCAGGTGGCGGCGGCCAGGCTGACAACGTTCAGCGACTGGAAGGTCATCAGCGACACCGCCCGCGGAGACCTGACCAATATCATCACCGATGCGGTAGCGCGCGGCGTGAATCCTCGCGAAACGGCCAGCGTCATCAGCAAGCGCCTCGATGTGTCGATGTCGAAGGCGAAAAACATAGCTCAGACTGAGCAGGTCGGAGCGCTGCGGCAAGCGCAATGGAACGAAACGGATTGGGCAGCAGACAGATTGGGGCTGAACACCGGCTTGCTATGGCTCTCAGCGCTTAAGCCAACGACACGCACCTGGCACGCCAGCCGTCACGGCAAGGTCTACACCACCGAAGAGGTGCGAGACTTCTACGCCGAGAACGGCAACCGGTACAACTGCTATTGCAGCCAGATTCCGGTGCTGCTCAACGACGACGGCAGTATTTTCAACGAAGGGCTGGCTGATAAGCTGGCCAAAGAACGCAAACAGTGGCCTAAAGCGGCCTAAACCAGAGGACGCAACGTGAAGCTATCCAGCATCCACGTTAAATCCCTCGCCATCAACGCCTCCAACATCTCAACGACCACCATCAACGGCCAGGATCACTACGTCATTCGTGGTGCGGTTCCGATCGTTGATGACATCGTGATGAATGGCGGCCTGTACCCGGCGGAGGAGATTAACAACAGCTACCAGACGATGGAGCGCAAGTTAATGCCGATCGGCCACCCGATGGTGAACGGCAAATACGTCAGCGCCAACGACCCGCAGGCGGTCAACGATTATTACGCCGGGGCATGGGCTCAGAACGTCATCAAGGCCAACGACAAGGTCGTGATGGACGTTTACGTCAATAAGGCTGTGGCAGACACCAAGCCTGACGGTAAGCGCCTTATTCAGCGTCTGGACGACATGATTTCCGGAAATAATGCCGACCCGATTCATGTCTCCACCGGACTGCTGCTGAACAAAGAGCAAAAGGCCGGAGAGTCGAAGCAGAAGAAATACTCCTGGGTCGCTCACAACATGCAGTTCGACCACATCGCGATCCTGCTTGATGAGCCTGGCGCTGGCACGCCGGATGAAGGCGTCGGCATGTTCGTCAACGCTGACGGACAAGAGGCTGATGTTGAAGCAACGAGCCTCATCGATGCTGCAAACAGCATGAAAGACGGCCTGCTGAACAAGGTGAAGTTCTTCTTCGCCCACAACTCCGACGCCTCATTCGACGAAATCTACCAGATGCTGCGCGAGGCTATCCGCGCACCATCCGGCAGCGATGTCTATCGCTACGTCGTGACAGTCTGGCCGGACAAATTCATCTACGAAGAGGGCAGCAAACTCTTCCAGCAAAAATATCTCATCGATGACAGCGAAGTGACGCTGGTCGGCGAGCCTGTAGAAGTCGTGCGCAAACCAACTGAGTACGAAGTCAAAACCAACGGAGAAATAAACCCGATGAAAGAGAAGATGATCGCCGCGCTCAATGCCGCAGGCGTTAAAACCGAGGGGCTGACCGACGATCAGGTCTGGGATGCCTACAACCAGCAGATGCAGAAGAAAGATGGCGGCGGCGACCCGGGTCAGGCTCAGATTAACTCTGACGCGATTACCGCGGCAGTTAACCTGGCAATTAAACCGCTTACCGACGAGATCGGCACGCTGAAATCTCAGCTGCAGGCGAATGCAGAAAGCGACCTGAAAACCAAGCGTGATGCGGTAAAAGCGAAATTCTCGTTCATGACTGAAGCGGCGATCAACTCGTTGGCTGGCGATGCGCTGAACGAACTGTACTCACAGTGCCAGACCAGCACCGGCCTGAACCCATCTTTCCAGCAGGTCAATGCTGAAAACGACCAGTGGAAAGACTACGACCTCAACGCTGGCATCGATCAGGAGAAAAAATAATGGCTAACGTCATCTATCGTGGCCCGGTCGAGCGCGAGCCGGAAACCATCAACCTGCCTGTTGCTGCGGCGCTTACTCCTGGCGTGGCGGTAAAGGTTGCATCTGGCAAGCTCGCAGCTGCTGCTGATACTACCGGCCGCTGGCTCATCCTCGGCAACCGTCGTTTCATTGGTCAGGCAATCACCACTGCTTACGCAGCGAACGAAACCGGCGTGGCGTACCGCGTTGAAGGTGAGCAGGAATACAACGTTCGCCTGGCAGCGGCGGCCTATACGGTAGGCCAAGAGCTGACAATCGGTACCGGCGGCGTATTCAAAGCGGCCGCAACCGGCAACCAGGTCGTCGCAACGTTCGACGAAAAAGCAGGGCGCACTCTGGCGGCGGAAGGTTTCGCCGACGTGGTGATCCTCTCCACTCCGTACGCCAAGGCATAAGGAAAACAAGAATGTTAAAGTTTACTCCACAGCAGCAGAAGCTGATTCTTAATGCCCGCCGTCGCTGGGACATGATGCAGCGCAATATGGCTGCACAGCATGGCTTTGCAGTCAACGACGCAGGCGGTCAGTTCATTGCGTTTGATGAGCTCGTCGGTAACGCCTCCGTGCTGCCGAAAGATGTCTGGGGCGAATGGGACCGCTCTGCGATTACCGTTCAGCGCGACGTGCTGTCAGTGTTCAATGACCTGGCAGCCAGCGTGTCACGCCCGATGGCGCTCGGTAAAATCGTGCACTACTTCATGACCCTGTCCGATTCAGGCGATGTAAACATCAGCCTGGATGGCCGCGGCAAGGCGAAGGGCGATCAGCCTGTCATGGATTACGAAGGCACGCCGCTGCCGATCATCGACAGCGAGCTGACTTTCGGCTGGCGCCAGATGCTGGCAGCCCAGACCGAAGGCTACTCTCTGGACAGCGACGCAATTTCCAACCATCAGCGCAAAGTTGCTGAGAAGCTGGAAGACATGGTGCTGAACGGCGATCCAAATATCAACGTCGGAGGCGCGACTATCTATGGTCTGCGCACTGCGCCAAACCGCGCAACCGGCACCCATGGCCTGACACTGAACGGCGCTACCGGTGCGCAGTGGGTTGCTGCCATCTCCAACCTGATTAACCTGCTGCATACCGAAAACTACTATGCGCCGGTGACCATTTACCTGAACTACAAAGACTGGTTCTACGCGTCCGTGAACGACTACGCGGCGAATTATCCGAAGACCATTCTGTCCCGCATCATGGAAATCCCGGGCGTTGCGGCTCTGGTTCCGGCGTCGAAGGTTCCGACCGATGAGCTGCTGGGCGTGGTTAAGCGCCCTGACGTGGTGCAGATCCTTAACGGCATGCCGATGACCATGCGTCCTAAAGCCCGCCAGAACCCGGAAGACGATTATGTCTTCTCCGTACTGGCCGCCGCGGCGCCGCAGTTCAAACACGACGCAAATGGACAGGCCGGTTACGTCCAGCTGACCAAAGCATAATTCATGGGGCTCCGGCCCCATCTTTTTACGGAGGCCGTATGGCTGGTAAAGAACAAAAATGGCTGCTCACCCACGACAGCCACGAGCTGAAAAAGGGTGAAGTCTACAAAGGCGAGACTCTCCCGCTGTGGCTGGTAGGTAAAGCGATCCCGGTAAGCGACCAGGTCCTGGAAGTGGCGACCCCTGCCGACGTGCAAAAGCTGCAGGCTGACCTCGACGAGGCCAATGGCAAAGTTGAGTCGCTGACCGCTGACAACACGAAGCTGCAGGCTGACCTCGACGAGGCTCAGAAACAAATCGACGAGCTGAAGAAAAAGGCGAAATAACCATGGCTGACCCAATCACAGCGGCAGACGTGCAGGCGTTCCTCGGTGAATTGGGTTACTCCATCCCGGGCGCACTGCTGGAGCCGATCCTCTGCGTGGTGAACAAGATTATCCCGTGCCTCGATGGCGCAGGGTATGACAACTGCACCGCGAAGCTGATCCTGATGTACGCCGCCGCGCTTATGGCTACGTCTTCCGGGGCTCGCCGAATCAAATCGCAGGGTGCTCCGTCCGGCGCATCCCGCTCGTTCGATTACGATGCTGACAGCATAACCTGGCTGCGAGACTCTCTGGCCCGTCTCGATACCAGCGGCTGCACCGGCGAGCTGCCGATAAGTGCCGGTAACAGTGTCGGCCTGTTCATGGTGGTCGGGGACTGTTGATGACGTACAAATCAGTTAAGCACGGCCTGCCGCGTTCATTCGTCCGCGTCTGGGTGATGACCGACGCCGGGCGGGAAACTACCGGCTACGTAAAATCGGATGGCGAGTGGTTCATCAACTGCCCGCGCATCCGGGCGACTGGCGCGAAAGTGCTGAGGTGGAAAGAATGACAGAGCGAGTGAAGAAGGCGAGCGAAAACCGTTTATCGTTCATGTGCCCCGGGTGCGGTAGTCGCCATGTGGTGCAGGTTGGCATTGGCAACGGCCCGCGATGGGGATGGAATGGAAACGTTGATAAACCGACGTTGACTCCAAGCGTTTTGGTTACTGGCTTCACGCCCAGCGATGATCCGGATGAGTTTGACGACGCCACGAAAGACAAGCCGTTTACTTGCCATTCATTTGTGACAGATGGGCAGATTCAATATCTGAATGACTGCACACACAGCATGGCAGGCATGACGGTGCCGCTACCAGAGCTTTGAGGGGGTAGCGATGTCTAGTGTTGCTAACTGGTCATACACCGCCACGGCGACCATCTGGCGCAAGCTGGAAGGTAATGACGAATACGGGGACCCGCTGGGCTATGCCGAACCTGAGCAAATCCTCTGTGATTACGAGGGCGGGCTCAGCAAGAAGTTAGCCAGCCTGGGCGCTGAAATCGTCGTGAAGAACACCGTCTGGACTGAGTTTGCGCTTGCGGAAGCAGGGGATTACCTGCTGATTGGTATATCGACCGAAGCAGACCCGGTTGTCGCCGGTGCCGACGAGGTGCGGCAGGTTATACGCTATGCCGATACGTTCGAGCGCCTTGCGGATGATTACGCCATCCTGACGGGAGTGTAGCCATGGGCATAAAAGTGAAGGGCATCGGCCAGGCGAAAAGGAATCTTGATCGAATCGTTGGTGAAATTGAAGGGATAAAAGTCCTAAGAGCCATCAAGTCAGCATTGCTCATCGTTGCGCCTGAAGCGGCGAGAATGACACCAGTAGGAAGCACCTCAAACCTTATCAATTCTCAGATACAGGAAGTCGAAGCCAATCGCCCATTGGTTACAGGGCGCATTATCTACTCCGCAAATTACGCAATCTATGTGCATGAGGCGAAAGGAACCTTAAAGGGACAGCCACGACCTTTATCACAAGGTGGTGGTAATTACTGGGATCCTGCTGGTGAGCCAAAATTCCTTGAGAAGGCTGGCGATAATACTCGTTCAGATGTTGACTCTGTCGTTAAGAAGGAACTTTCTCTATGACACCCATGATGCACGAGCGGGTGAGCAACATGTTCGTCGACGCCGGGCTAACAGCTGGTTTCACGGTGCAGCTGTTGATGTATGACGACCCGAAGGACTTGGCTAAAGCCATAATCGTCTTCAGGCCAAACGGCGGCTCGAATATCAGCTCTGACCTCGGCTCTGAGTACCACGTCCTGGTCGACGTTGTCGGCGCGAAGGACAAGCGCAAAGACGCGCTTAATGCCGTGCAGCGCATCATTGATTATGTCCAGGCCAACCCAATGACCGACGAGTGCGTCGGCTACATCCAGAACATGGGCGCAATCCCCGCGCCGGTGCTCACAGAAGAAGGGCGAATAGTCTTCCGACTCCAGTTCGCCTGCACCTATGGAGAGTGATATAATTTCTCTGCGCGGCTAGACCGGCCAGTCGAAAGCGGAGAACACAGACTCCGTTGCCGCGCGACTCAATCTGTGAAACCTACTGTGAGGTTTGTTATGGAAATAGCTAAATATAAAGAGCTACCAGTTGAATACTTGCGCGAGTGTTTTAGTTACGATCCGGAAACTGGCAATCTAACCTGGAAAGAAAGACCACCAAGTCACTTTGAGCACTCCACTAAAGCTGACGGCGGATTCAATAAGAAATACGCAGGCAAGGTTGCTGGATCGGTCATGGCTAGGGGTTATGTATGGGTAAATTTGAATAAGCGCCCTCATTTCGCACATCGCATAGCCTGGGCTATCCATTACGGTGAATATCCAAGTGATGTTATCGATCATGTAAATGGCATACGAACAGATAATCGGATATCCAATCTTGTGCAATCCACGCCTAGCGCCAATTCCAGAAATCAGAAGATGAGATCCACTAATACTTCCGGGCACATGGGAGTTTGTCGCCGAAGCGATAACGGAAAATATCGAAGCTTTATTCAGGAGGGCGGGAAGAGAGTGTGGCTTGGTTGTTTCGACACCTTAGAAGAGGCAATCGCCGTCAGAAAGGAAGCGGAAAAACGCTTCGGATATCATGAAAACCACGGTCGATAAGACCAAACATCGTTAACCAAGGTCGCCATCTGGCGGCCTTTTTTTATGGCTAAAAGAGGTCAAAGATGGCTAATTGCAGTAACTCAAATGAGCGGCTATTCGGAGCGGCCGTCGTGCTCGAAGTAGCCGATGGCTGCCCAGATGTAAAGCCGGAAGAATCGGAATGGATGGCGTTGGCGGCCGGGACATCCAAAGGATTCGACTTCAACCCTAACTCAGTAACTTCTGATGCAGATGATGGGGCAGGCTACGTAGAGACAATCATCACTAACAGCGACTTCACGATCAGCTTCGAGGGAGAGGTTCGTAAGAAGGATAAGCTTGACCAGTATGGCATTGGTAAATTCATTACCTACTTCGCTACAGAATTAAAAGCGAAACGTCAGCCTGGAATGTGGGTAAGAATGGATTACGGCCCGGTTGAGTTTGTTGGTTATATGAATATTAGTGCACTCAGTTCAGACGGGGGTAGTAACGACATCGTAACGTTCTCTACCGAGTTCAAAGTGGGCGATGCCTCAACCATCGAAGTGAACGAACTGACTGCGGTGGCGGTTACAGGCGTGACGGTAACCCCGACAACCAGCACCGGCACGGCAGGCGGTACCAGCACATTTACGGTGAACATCGCACCAACTGGCGCAACGAACAAAGACTTCACTGTAGCGACTACCGACGCGACCAAAGCAACGGCCACTGCCTCAGGCAACACCGTTACCGTGACGCGTGTCGCCACCGGCAGCGCACAGATCATCATCAACACCGAAGACGGCAACTTTGTGGCCGTGCATACGGTTACCGTTTCCTAACGGACATTCCAAAGGGCGGCGTGCTGCCCTTGATAATGACCGCTAAACGGAATTTACCATGATCCCATTAAAAGAAATTGGCGAATTCCTGATCGCCGCTGGTGATAAGGAATATTTTTTCCGACCATCGTTTATCAACATGACTCGAATAGGCGAGCCAAAAGATATCGTTACTGCTTTCTATGACCTTCATCATGATGAAGTATCAGATCTTATAAGGTCTGCCATCAATGCCTATGGATTGGTGCCTAAGTGGCTCATTCAGCATATAAGAACAACCAGTTATGGGAAAAAAGCAATAATGGCTGCAATGACGGTGCTTTCATCCTGTTGCGACACAGACGTCACCACGTTGATTGGTGAGCTACGCATAGCCAAAACCAAAGGAAAGCCATTCAAACTCCGGCGTGGGGTAATGGATGAGTTTGATATGGTTGTGATTGCGCAAGCGCTAATAACGCACGGCATTATTGGGAAAGCCAGGATAAGAAAGCTACAGCGCCATGAGAATACCAGCACGACATCTGAATTTAATGCATTCGAGTATATCAGCGCAGCCAGAAATCATTTTGGTATGAGTCGGGATGAGGCGGAACAGCTTACCATGACTGAGTTTCAGCATTTAATTGCCGCCAAATACCCGGACCAGAAAGGATTTACCAGGGAAGAATATGACTCAATAACTGAGGATTATTTAGCCAAAAAAGCAAGGCGGATGTCCATGGCTCAGCAGGCGGCGTGAGCTATTCATTACAGTAACCTCGCTCCGGCGGGGTTTTTTATTGCCCGGAGAATAGATTATGGCTGGTACTGTCAGCGCTGGAACGATTGTTTATGAAGTTGACATGGATACCGCCGGGATCCTTCAGGGGCGTCGGGATATTGATGCCGCGTTGAATGGGCTAAACGGTAGCATGGGGCGTCTCGAGGCTGGCTTAAACCGCACTGAGCGATCTCTGTCTTCGATAGAAGGCACTATGTCCAGCTTAACTGGCGTCGCTAAAGCGCTCATTGCCGCTCTTTCTGTCCAGCAGGTTGGCGCATATGCTCAGGCATGGCAGGACCTCAGCAATAAACTGGCAAACGCCGTCAGGGATTCCGTACCGCCGTTCGAGACCCTGGCTGATGTTACTGAGCGTGTTTTCGACATTTCGCAAAAGACTCGTTCAGGTCTTGATGCCACCGCCACGTTATATGCACGACTGGAACGCTCAACGAGGAGCTACGGCGTAAGTGTAGAGGACATCACACGACTGACTACCATTATTAACCAGGGTTTCGTGGTGTCAGGAGCGACAGCAGAGGAGGCGAGCAACGCAATCATTCAGCTTGCCCAAGGTCTGGCGTCCGGAGCTTTAAGAGGTGATGAATTCAACTCGGTGAATGAGCAGGGAAACCGGCTCATGATTGCGCTTGCTGACTCCATGAATGTCAGTATTGGGGCGCTCAGAAACATGGCTGCAGAGGGCAAGTTAACCACTGAGGTGATCGTTAACGGGTTGCTCTCTCAGGGCGATAAAATTGGACAGGAGTTCGCTAAAACTACTGCGACGATCAGCCAGTCTCTTGAAATTGCCAACAACAACATAACGAAGTTCTTTGGCGAGAATGCCACAGTAAAAACTGGCGTAAAAATATTCAGTGATTCAGTCATTTCTCTCAGTGAAAACCTGGACGTTCTCAGCACTACGCTCACGATTGTTGCTGGCGTAATGGGCGCGCGGTATGTCGGCGCTCTGACCATGGCTACCTCCGCGAAAATCGCTGATATCGCAGCATCCCGGCAGCAGGTTGTAGCAGAAAATCAGGCGGCACAGGCTGCTCTCGTAGCAGCTAATTCTGCTCAGCGTAAGGCTCTGGCTGATAAAGAGGCCGCTCTTTCGTCTCTCGCGCTGGCCCAGGCTGAATATAACGTGGCCAAAGGTAGCGCTGCTGAAATGTTAGCGCTTGAAGCCCTAATAGCTGCAAAAACTCGGGCGACCACCGTATCTCTCGCTCTTGCTGAGGCTGAAACAGTCCAGGCTGCCGCATCAGCAAGAGCGGCGGCAGCGGCACGTGCAGCATCTGTTGGTATTGGTCTTGCTCGTAATGCTCTTGCCCTCATAGGTGGTCCAGCGGGGGCGGCTATGCTTGCTGCCGGAGCCATCTTCTATTTCTGGCAGAAAGCCCAGCAGGCAAAAGAGGAGGCAATCGCATTTGCCGATGGGCTGGATAAGCTCAATGCCGCCATGAATGCAATGTCCAATACTCAGCTGCGTGGGGCTATTGCAGATGCCAATAATTCTATTCGAGCCCAGAAAGAGGCTGTTGCAGACCTGCAGGGTGAAGTTGACTCGCTGAGAGACAGATATCAGAACTTTACCCCGGCAGCGCAGGAAGTTGCTGAATCTATGGGGCAAGGTGCTGATTTCGCCCGTCAACAGGCGGAGGTGTCTGATGAACTGGCGCGTAAGACGCGAGACCTTGAGGCTGCAAAGGATAAATTATCCAGAACAGAAGAAACCGCTTCAGAGGCGACTCGCACGCTCACGAATAACATGCTCACGGCGATGGGAGTTCATGATCAACTCATCGAAAAATCCTGGTCTCTTGAGCAGGTTCAGGGTGCGGTAGCGAAAGCCTTTGGAGAGACGGCTGATGAAATAAACCGAGCCAATCAGGCCGGAAAAAGCTTCGACCCCAAAGCGCTGCAGATATCTCCCGCGACCAAGGAGGGCGATAAAGTTATCGCTACTCTGGAAGAGCAGAATGAATTACTTAAAATTCAGGACGAGAGAGAGCGGGCGATAGCCAAAGCCAGGATGCAGGCTGCCAAGGTCACTGACAATCAGAATCAAATCTCTGCAGCTGGCAGGCTGGCTGCTGAAAATTATGATTTAGAGAAGTCAGAAGAAGCCAGGAAAAAAGCTCAACAAGAGAGTGAGCAGCGGGGGAAAAAATCAGCGTCTTCTGCTGAATCTGTTGCTCAGAAGCTGGCAAACCTGAAGCAGCAAGCAGAACTGGCGGCTGGGTCAACTCAAGAGCTCAGCAGAGAGCAGGCAATGCTTAATGCCGAGCAATCGCTTGGGAAAGGCGCAACTCAGGCCCAGATCGCACAGGCCCGTCAGTATGCTGCAGAGAAATGGGACACGGCAAACGCCATTAAGGCGCAGGCGGCAGCCGAGAAGCTCCTGCCAGAAGCGCGCGAAAACGCGAGCTATAAGCAGGATATTGATGACCTGAAAACCGCTTTGGCGGCCAAGAAGATTAGCCAGGAGCAGTACGACAAAACTGCCGAGCGGCTTGAGGCCAATCATCAGGCGAATTTGGCGAAGATACGAGCTCAACAGGTTGTAACCCCGCAGCAGTCGGCTAAAGGTGAGGTAGATCCGGTTCAGAGGCTTGCTAACCAGCACGCTCAGGAGCTGGCGTTAATCCAGCAGTTTGAAAGCCAGAAGGGGCAGTTAACCCAGAGAGGGCTCGAACTGACGAATGCGGCCAACAGGAAGTATGAGCAGGAGAGGATTGCAGCTCAATGGGAGATCTTCCGTAATCAGAGCGCAGGCAATGAAGCACTGGCGGCTTCTTTTGATGCATTTGTTGGAAACGCATCAAATGCTTTTACTGGGCTTATAACTAAGAGCATGACAGCGGAGGAAGCTGCCAGATCCTTGGGTAGCACGGTTCTCAACAGCCTGGTAAATACCTTCGTGCAAATGGGCGCTGAGTGGGTCAAATCGGCAATTATGGGTGGGACTGCCCAAAAGGCTGCGATAGTGTCTACAACCGCAGTGCAAAACGCCGCCGTAGGTACTCAGTTAGCTGTTAGCTCTGGCGCTGCAGCTGCAACCACCACCGCATGGACACCCGCTGCAATAATGGCTTCCATTGCATCAATGGGCACAGCTGCAAAAATCGGTCTTGCTGCCGTGGCTGTTCTTGGGGTGGGGGCGTTAGCTGGCAAGCGCAAGAACGG